GTGGTCTTACGTCACCACATTTTGTAACTAACACTGATAAACACACATGCGAACTAGATAATCCGTATGTATTAGCAGTATCCTCTGAAATACCTAACATACGTAAGATACAAGGAGTGCTTGAGCATGTTATCAAGCAAGGTAGATCTCTACTTATTGTAGCTCCAGTATCTCAACAGGTGAAGTCTGCACTACTCATGAACAAGGTTAAGGGTAATATTAAGGTTAATATAGTTGACCCACCTGGTTTTGGTCCTACTAAGAAGGATGCTATAGAAGATTTAGCTGTGTTAACTGGTTGTACTGTTATAAATGAAGAGCTAGGTGATGACTTAGACTTAATAACACCAGAACATTTAGGTGAGGTAGACTTTGCTGTAACAGATGATAAGAATACTACTATAACTATGGACTGTACTACTAATGACGTACTACAACGTATAGTAGAAGTTAAGAGTAAGATAGAAGAAGAGAAAAATGGTTTCATTAAAAAGAAACTAGAAGATAGATTAGCTACTTTATCTGGTAATGTAGGTATAGTTAAAGTAGGGGCTAACTCTAAAGTAGAGCTGAAGGAAAAGAAAGATCGTGTTGAAGATGCTATATATGCAACTAAAGCAGCACTGCAAGAAGGTATCGTACCTGGTGGTGGTGTAGCGTTACTTAATGCTTCAGAAAAAATTTTGACCAGCGAAGCTGGTGATGTATTACTACAGGCTATTAAGTCACCATATGAAACAATACTATCTAACTCAGGTTTTACATGTGACAAGCAGTGTGCTACTGGCGTCGGCGTCGATGCTATAACTGGTGAGTGCGTTGATATGGTTGAAGCTGGTATTATAGATCCGGTACTTGTTACTAAGACAGCTTTGAAAAATGCAGTGTCTGTAGCTTTAACTATTATGTCCGCTGATTGTGTAATCTCAAACATACGTATCAATGAAGGCAGTTAATGATTATATAGTTATAGAAAAGATTAAAGAGCAAAAGAAAACTTCTGGTGGTTTACTTTTAACTGACGACACAGATGTTGACAACAGGTATAAGAAAGCTAAAGTTGTATCTGTAGGTAATCTAGCTGAGATTATAAAGATAAACAGTTTAGTTATGTATGATCAACATGCTGGTCACGATATAGAGTATGACGATGTTATGTATAGAGTAATACGTTTAAGAGATGTAGTTTTAGTAGATGAGGAGAATAACAGCTGACGACATAAAACAAATCCAACTGTTTAAGTATTATAGAGTAGTTAGAAAGTGGATATGCAAGGCTAACAACTTAAAAGATGCTGACTTAGAGCTTTTGATATATTTGAACTGCATGAATAGATTCACCAGAGATGATTTTATTAATGGTATCTATGCTTACACGTGGGATAAGCACAGGTGGGAAAGACTAAGAAGAGACGGTTGGATAGATGTATGGAGACAGAGAAATCGCACAACGATAAAGTACACAGTTTACAAAACATCGTTTAAGTGTAATCATATGATTAGTAGGATATATAGAATTCTACTAGGTGAAGAGGATATACCTGTATCTATAAAAAATCCTTATTATAAGAACAAATCATATACGGATAAGGTTATGAATAAATCTATAGAAGATATGATTAAAGACAAAGACAGATAATGGCATACAAGAAGAAATGTAAAAAATGTGGCAAGGCTTATTCTAAGTGTAACAAAGCTGGTTGTCCTGGTAAGTAATGGGGATATTACAGAAAGTACTATCTGGTGGTGCTAGCAAACTTATTAAAGATGTAGGTGGGGTCTTAGATGACCTCACTACTTCTAAAGAAGAAAAGCTAGCAGCTGAGCAGAGAATTAAAGAGTTAATATCTAACCATGAGTTAGAGTTACAAAAACAAGTGACCAATAGATGGGAGGCTGATATGAAGTCAGACTCTTGGTTATCTAAAAATGTTAGACCACTTGTTCTAATATTCTTGGTTGTATCAACAGTGTTAATGATATTTATCGACGCTGGTGCTATAGCTTTTGAAGTAGAGCAGAAGTGGACTGACTTATTACAATTAGTATTAATAACAGTGATTGGTGCCTACTTTGGAGGACGTTCACTAGAGAAAACAAAAAAGTAAATTAAATTTTATTATGGCAACAAAGAAACAAAAGATGGTTGATTTAAAACCTAAGGCTGACAAGATAACTGAAGAACACTTAAACGAGTTACAATCAGTTGTTAGTAGTATTAACGCTTTGCAGTTTGAGATAGGTAAGATAGAAGCTCAGAAACACGAGTTAGTACATCGACTATCTGGATCTCAAAGTAGAGTAGCAGTACTTCAAGATACTTTCGAGAAGGAATACGGTTCTTACGATATTAACATCAACGACGGTACTATTAATAGAACTAAAGATGGCGAATAGTATTATAAGAAAAATAACAATAGGTAAGGACTATAAGAACGATTCTATGCACTACGCGGTAGGGCAAGACGTTTATGGAGGCCATACCATTTGTGATATATTAGAGGAGGAAGATAAGTACTCGATATATATAAGAAAACAAAACGTAGTTATACCTTGGAAAGATTTTAACAAGAACATGGCTATATCAGTTGAATATAATTTAGAATACTAATGAAACCTTTATACGAGTATGTTATAAAACCTGTTGGTCAAAGATATAACAACTCTATTAAAGTTGATGGTGATAAAAGCTTAATACTTAATACAGAGATATTCAATCATGGATATATTAACCGTAAAGCTGTTATTATCTCTGTGCCTGTTAATAATGTACATAAACTTCAGGAAGGTCAAGAGGTAATAGTACATCACAATATATTTAGACGTTGGCATAACGTTAAAGGTATAGAGAAGAATAGTAGAGGTTTTTTAAATGAAGAAGAGTACCTAGCTTCACCTGATCAGATGTATATGTATAAGACCGCAACTTGGGAATGTATCAATGGTTATACTTTTGTAAAGCCTTTGAAAAACAAAGATAGGTTTTCTTCTAACGCTGAGCAACCTCTAGTAGGTGTGGTTAAATATTCTGATGGAACTTTTCTGCCTACGCAGCTAGTTGGGTTTACACCTAGTAGTGAATATGAGTTTGTTGTAGACGGTGAAAGACTTTATAGAGTTATGAATAAATTTATTACAATTGAATATGAATACAAAGGAGACGAAGAAGAATATAATCCAGGCTGGGCGGAAAGCTGTAGAAGAGTTAATTAAAGTAGCTGAAGAACCTATAGTAGATTCTGACGATGATATATCTGCTGACAGATTGAAGAACGCTGCCGCTACAAAGAAGCTAGCTATATTTGATGCCTTTGAGATATTAACTAGAATAGAAGACGAAGAACGTATACTCAAAGAACTAGATAAACCACAAACAAGTAAACCTAAGTTTCAGGGTTTCGCAGAGGGTAGAAGTAAGTAATGGATTTTCTATGTTCTAAATGTGGGGCTTGCTGTAGAGTTGCTGGTGGTAAACTTGGTTTGCCAGATAGAGGTGATGGTGCTTGTGGGTATTTAAACAAGGACAACACCTGCAGTATATATGATAGTAGACCTGAAGTTTGTAGGGTTGACATCATGGCTGCTAAAAGTCACCTAAGTAAAAAAGATTACTATGTAGAATCTACAAAAGCTTGTCACACACTAATAGATAAACTTGGGTTACAATCTAAATACAAGATAGATATTAAAGACTACGATAAATAATGTACGAACAGACTTTAGTAAAGAAAGTAGACAGTGTAAGATTAAACACTATCAGTAGGTTGAATAAATCTAAAAGATGGGAGTATGGTTACAACAAAGAAAACGATATTGTTGTAATATCTAAAACTGGTCAAATAGGTGAGGTGCTAGAAATACAAGGCTTGAAGATAGCTTTACCTCTAGCGCCTAAGTCTGTATACAAACGTAGCAGTAAAAAGAAAGAACAGAAATGGGTTAGGTTCGACTACAACCCTGCTTTTTCTAAAATAAAAACTAGGTTTGACTGGGATGATCTACCTTTAAAATTTAAAGAGCAACACTACGAGTATATAAACCAGGAGTTCGAAAGAAGAGATAGCGGATTTTGGTTTATGAATAATGGAGAGCCAACGTACATAACAGGTAGTTACTACATGTACCTTCAATGGAGTAAGATAGATGTAGGTGCACCTGATTTTAGAGAGTCAAACAGATTGTTCTTTATATTTTGGGAGGCTTGTAAAGCAGATCAACGGTGTTATGGTATGTGTTACTTAAAGAACAGACGTTCTGGTTTTTCGTTTATGAGTTCGGCTGAAACCGTTAACTTAGCCACTCTTGCAAGTGATAGTAGATTTGGGGTGTTGTCTAAAAGCGGTGGTGATGCCAAGAAAATGTTTACAGATAAGATAGTACCTATAAGTATTAATTATCCGTTTTTCTTTAAACCAATACAAGATGGTATGGACCGTCCAAAGTCTGAACTAGCTTATCGTATACCGGCTAAAAAGTTTACACGCCGTAAGATGAGGGAGTCAGAAGCTGAAGATGATATGGAAGGTCTTGATACTACTATTGACTGGAAAAACACTGGTGACAACAGCTATGATGGTGAGAAGTTAGCTTTGCTAGTGCACGATGAAAGTGGTAAGTGGGAGAAGCCAGATAACATACTAAATAACTGGAGAGTAACTAAAACTTGTCTAAGGTTAGGTGGTAGAATAGTAGGTAAGTGTATGATGGGTTCAACATCAAACGCTTTAGATAAGGGTGGTGATAACTTCAAAAAACTTTACAATGACTCTGACGTTACGAGAAGAAATAGAAATGGCCAAACAAAGAGTGGTTTATATTCTTTGTTTATCCCAATGGAATGGAACTATGAGGGCTTTATTGATGAGTTCGGACTTCCGGTCTTTGATACACCACATAGCGATGTTAGAGGACCCCATGGTCAATTAATAGATATAGGTGTTGTAGATTACTGGGAGAACGAGGTAGATGGTTTGAAAGACGATCAAGATGCTTTAAACGAATTTTACCGTCAATTCCCTAGAACAGAAGAGCATGCGTTTAGAGATGAAACTAAAAATTCTCTGTTTAACTTAGTAAAGATATACGAACAGATAGATTATAACGAGGGAAACAGAAACTCTTCTGTGTTAACCACTGGTAACTTCCAATGGCAGCAAGGTGTTAAAGATACTAGAGTGGAGTTTAATCCAGATCCTAATGGTAGGTTCAAAGTCAGCTGGGTACCTAATGGTAATATGCAGAACAGAGTTATAATTAAGAACGGTATTAAATACCCTGGCAATGAGCATATGGGTGCTTTCGGTTGTGACAGCTACGACATTAGTGGTACAGTCGACAGTAAAGGATCTAAAGGTGCTTTACACGGTTTAACTAAGTTTAGTATGGAGGATGCTCCAGCTAATACTTTTTTCTTAGAGTATTTAGCTAGACCTCAGACTGCAGAAATATTTTTTGAGGATGTTCTAATGGCATTAGTATTTTATGGGATGCCTATACTTGCAGAGAATAATAAACCTCGTCTATTGTATTATTTACGGCGTAGAGGTTACAGAGGTTTCAGTATGAACAGACCTGATAAGGTGTGGAATAAATTATCAGTGGCAGAAAAAGAAGTTGGTGGTATACCAAACTCTAGTGAGGATATAAAGCAAGCTCATGCAGCTGCAATTGAGATGTATATAAACGATCACATAGGTTTACTTCAAGATGGCACTTATGGTACTATGTACTTTAATAACACACTGAATGACTGGAGTAGATTTGATATAAATAAAAGAACTAAGCACGATGCTTCTATTAGTAGCGGCTTAGCTATAATGGCTTGCAACAGGCAGTTGTATGCTCCCAACCCTAACACCAAGAAACAACCTTTAAATATTAAAATATCTAAGTATAAGAATACTGGTTTTAATTCAACAATAATAAAATAAATATGGCAGAGTCTGGCATGAATTATTTTCCTTCTCAAGCAGTTAGTGATTTAGAGAAGATGACCGATGAGTATGGTATGAAGGTTGCTAAAGCTATAGAACTAGAATGGTTCAATGGTAAAGCTTCTAGGTTCAACTCCGGTAATTACAGTCAAAATAGTAGATATGGAGATAACATAAATAGTTTCCATAATCTTAGACTATACGCAAGAGGTGAACAATCTATAGAGAAATATAAAAACGAACTATCTATAAATGGTGACTTAAGCTACTTAAACCTAGACTGGAAGCCAGTACCTATTATACCTAAGTTTGTTGATATTGTTGTAAACGGTATGTCTCAAAGAAACTACGAGATAAATGCTTTTTCACAAGATAGCTACGGCGTAAGCAAAAGGACAGAGTATATGGAGTCTGTACTTAGGGACATGAGGTCTAAAGAGTTCAACGATACAGTACAAGCCACGATGGGTTTAAACCTATATGAAAACAATCCAGAGGTTTTACCTGATACAGAAGAAGAGTTATCTCTTCATATGCAGCTTAACTATAAGCAAGCTGTAGAGATAGCAGAAGAGCAAGCTATAAATACATTAATGGAAGGTTGTAACTACGATTTAATAAAGCGTAGATGTTTATACGACTTAGTTACTATAGGTATAGGTGCTACTAAAACTAACTTTAATTACAGTGATGGAGCTAAGGTTGAATATGTAGATCCAGCTAACTTAGTATACTCTTACACTGATTCACCTTACTTCGACGATATATATTACGTGGGTGAAGTAAAGTGTATACCTATAAATGAACTAGTGAAAGAGTTTCCTAATTTAACAGACGAGGAAATTAAAGAGATAGTTAATAACTCAAGAACGTTAGTGGAGTCTAAACATAATAAAGATAGAAACGAAGTTCACGTGTTATACTTCAACTACAAGACTCATGCTAACAATGTTTACAAATTAAAAACTACTGGTACCGGAGCTGAGAAGGTAATAAAGAAAGATGACACGTTCAATCCGCCTCAAGACATGGAAGGTGACTTCAGTAGATTAGACGAGGTCATTGAAGTAATGTACGAAGGCGTTTATGTCTTAGGTACTAACAAATTACTTAGATGGCAAATGTCACCTAATATGATGCGTAGTAAGTCTGACTTCGGTAAAGTTAAGATGAACTACAACATCGTAGCACCTAGAGTTTATGAGGGTAGAATACAGTCACTTGTTAGTAGAATAACTGGGTTTGCTGATACTATACAGTTAACGCATTTAAAAATACAACAGGTGATGAATCGTATGGTACCTGATGGTGTTTATTTAGATGCTGACGGTCTAGCAGAAATAGATTTAGGTAATGGTACAAACTATAACCCACAGGAAGCTTTAAACATGTTCTTCCAAACAGGTTCGGTTATAGGTAGATCGTTTACTTCTGAAGGGGATATGAACCCTGGTAAAGTACCAATACAACAAATACAGAATGGTAGTGGTGGTAATAAGTTGCAAAGCTTAATAGCTACTTATAATTACTATTTACAAATGATCCGCGATGTCACCGGTCTTAACGAGGCTCGTGATGGTAGTATGCCAGATAAGAACGCTTTAGTAGGTGTTCAAAAGCTAGCAGCAGCTAATAGTAATACAGCTACAAGACACATATTGCAGTCTATGTTATATCTAACCGCTGAGAACGCTGAATGTTTATCTCTTAGAATATCTGACATACTAGAGTACTCACCAACTAGAGATGCTTTCGTTAGAGCTATAGGTTCTCACAACGTAGCTACGCTAGAGGAATTAAAAGGTTTACACTTATACGACTTCGGTATATTCATTGAGCTTATGCCTGACGAGGAAGAGAAAGCAATGCTCGAGAACAATATACAAGTGGCGCTTAGCCAAGGGTTGATAGATTTAGACGATGCTATTGATCTTCGTGAAGTTAGAAATATTAAGTTAGCTAACCAACTGTTAAAGGTTAAACGTAAGAAAAAGCAAGAAAGAGATCAGCAGATACAACAGCAAAATATACAGGCTCAGTCACAAGCTAATCAAGAAGCTCAGCAAGCTGCGGCTCAAGCTGAAATACAAAAGAATCAAGCTAAAGCTCAAATAGATATTCAGCTAGAACAACAAAAAGCAGAGTTTAAGTCTAGATACTTACAACAAGAGATCCAAGCTAAGAAAGAGTTAATGCAACTTGAATTTGAGCTTAATAGTAGGCTGCAACAAACAAAAGAGGGTGAATCCGTTAAAAAATTCGAGTCATCAGGTAATGATATAGTAACAGGTGAAGCAGGGTTAGATAAATTCTAATTCACTATTTTTTAATATTTTATAAAATTTTATTATGGAAATAACTAAAGTAAATTTAGGTAATCAAGAGCCAGAGGTCTATAAAGTAGACTTAGATAATCCACCAACCCAAGAAACTGAACAAGTAACCAATGAAACTGAAGAAACAACAGCTGACCCAGCAGGAGTGGTGGGAAGCGATGAAAACACCGACACCACACAAGAACAAGAAGAAGTACAACCGCAAGGAGAAGTACAAGAAGCAGAAGCACCAGTATTAGAAGAGGTAACTGAAGAAGAGGTTAAGCAAGAGGTTGAGCAGGTTGAAGATGCTGTTGAAGAAGCTGTAGCAGAAGCGGAAGCTACTGGTAAACCACTGCCAGAGAATATACAAAAGTTAATTGACTTTATGGATGAGACTGGTGGTAGCTTAGAGGACTACGTTAGATTAAACACTGACATTAGCAAGCTAGATACTACAGATGTTCTTGATGAGTATTACAAACAAACAAAACCTCATTTATCTGCGGACGAAAGAAGTTTTCTATTAGAAGAAACTTTTAGCTTTGATGAAGAGCTTGACGATGCTAAAGATATAAAGAGAAAGAAAATAAAATTAAAAGAAGAAGCTGCTAAAGCTCGTAAGTATTTAGAAAAACAAAAGGCTACTTACTACGAAGAAATAAAAGCTGGTAGTAAACTAACTGCTGAACAACAAAAAGCGGTGGACTTCTTTAACAGATACAATGAAGACACTGAAGCTCAAACAAAAGCTACAGAAGATAATAAAAGAAAATTCAGACAGAGAACAGATGCAGTTTTCAACAATGAGTTCAAAGGTTTTGATTTCAACGTTGGAGACAAGAAGTATAGGTACAATGTCAAGAATATAGATGAGGTTAAGACATCTCAAAGCGACTTAAATAATTTTGTCAATAAGTTTATTGGCGAGGATAAGTCTATTAAAGACGCTGCGGGTTATCATAAATCTCTGTTTGCGGCTATGAATCCAGATGCTATAGCTAAACACTTTTATGAACAAGGCAAAGCTGATGCTGTAAAGCAAAGCATTGCAGAAGCTAAAAACGTTAACACTGAGGCGAGGTCGTCTCACGGTGAGGTTACAGCTGGAGGTTTAAAAGTTAGGGTTTTAGGAGACGATTCAAGATCGCTTAAATTTAAAATAAAAAATAAACGCTAATTTAAAAATTTTACAAAATGGCAATTTCAAATGGACCTTTGTTGAATAGTGTTCCTGCTTCACAGCAACAAACGCTTTCAACAAATTACTTAGACCTTTCTTCTGCTGCTAACGCAGGTTGGGGTCAACAATACGTTCCAGACCTAATGGAAAAAGAAGCTGAAGTTTTCGGACCGAGAACTATTTCAGGTTTCTTAGAGCAAGTAGGTGCTGAAGAGGCTATGACAGCTGATCAAGTTGTATGGTCTGAACAAGGTAGATTACACTTATCTTACAAAGGTGATATTGACGATGCAAACGTTATAACTATACAGTCTGATATTGATGGTAACTTTGGTGCTAGCGAAACTCTTGTTGAGGCTGGTATGACTACTCACGGTATTAGAGTTAATGATACTGTTATCGTTTCTAACGCTAATGGAGTTAAAAAATGTTTAGTTACTTCTGTTAGTGGTGCTGATGTTACTGTTGCTGCTTACGACGGTACTGCAATAGCTCAGTTAACAGACAACATGTCTACTACTTTAAAACTTTTACTAACAAGCCTATTATTATGAAAGACTACTACGAAGTATCAGGATCTGATGCATCTCGTATTGGTTGGGTTGAGGTTTCTTCTGAAGGTGGAGCTTCTGGTTATTTATGGTATGTAAAAGCTGAGTCTGACACTAGAGCTCGATTTAATGACTATATTGAAATGTCTATGCTTGAATCAGTTAAAGGTTCTGGTACTAACGGTGTAGATGATCAACTAGATGTTGCTGGTACGGCTGCTACTTCAGTTGGTACTCAAGGTTTGTTCGATGCAATACAAGATAGAGGTAATGTTACTTCTGGTATTTCAGGTGTTAACGCTGCTACTGA